GGAGATAAAATTTTTACTGACACAGGATCTAACGATACATTGATTTGTGATTATACTTTTCAAACAAGTGAAGCAGAGTTTCCACCATACTTTAAACAATGTATGGTATTTGAACTTGCAAGTTTATTTGCAGGTGCGATTGCAAGAAATGATAGCCTGTCTGAGCTGTATAGGGGAAGAGCATTAGGACAAATAGCTTTAGCTAAATCAACTGACAGCCAAGCACAAACTACTAAACGTATGGATGTTAATAGAATACGTAATAGAAGAAATCGCACTTCATTTAATAATGTTAACGCAACAGTATCGAGCTAATGGATGCCAATACAGAGAATACATCAAGCCAGTTTTGTAAGAGGCGAACTAGATCCTAAGATTGTATCTAGGGTAGACGTTGTTGCATATGAGCAAGGTTTGAAGAAAGCTCGTAATGTATTGACTTTAAATCAAGGTGGTATTGAAAGACGACCAGGCACAGTTGTTCGTGCAACAGCTCCAGGTAACGGCAGAATAGAACCATTTATTTTTAGTGATGATCAAGAATATATAATACTTTTTACTAATGCAGTTATAACTATATACAGCAGTAATGGTACTGCATTGCAAACTATTACATCAACTGGTATTGCAACAGCAGAGTTAATGGAGTTAACTATAACTCAGCAAGGCGATACTATGATTATTACACATAAAAGTTTTTCGCCTAGAATTTTACAAAGGACAGGTGCAACTACATTTGCATTGTCAGTTTTTCAATTTGATGTAAGTGTTAATGGTGAAAAAACATATCAACCTTATTTTAAATTTGCAAGTGATAGCATTACCTTAGATATAAATCAAACAGCAAAAGGACAAACAGGTGTAACCCTGACTACTTCTGCTGCCTATTGGACATCAGCTTATGTTGGTACACGTGTACGTTATCATGGTGCAGAAATATTTATTACAGGACACACATCTTCAACTGTGTTAACAGGCACATTATTAGATGATGTTGAAATAGAGTTAGATCCAAATCCATTAAGAACTAAACAAGGTAGTGGTATAGTAGAAGTAACAATGGTGCAACATGGTTTTTCTACAGGCGCAAGTATTGCTATATCAAATGCACAAGATATATTTGATGTAGATGGTGATGGATTAGCAACAGCTAATTTAAATGGTACATTTAGTATTACTGTTGTTGATGATAATAGATTTACTTATACTGCTGGTAGTAGTGATACAGCAACTGAATCAGTAGATGGTGGTGGTGCTAGTGTAAAAATAGTAGGCCATCCACCTACAAGAAAATGGGATGAGCAACTTTATAGTGAACCAAATGGTTTTCCTAGAACTTGTTGTTTTCACGAGCAACGATTATATTTTGGTGGTAGTGCATCTGCACCTGATTATTTAACTGGTAGCAAAGTAGGAGCATTTTTTAATTTTGATGTTGGTAAAGGATTAGATGATGAAAGTCTACAAATGCAAATAGCATCAGATCAAATTAATGAGATAAGACATTTGGTAAGTGGGCGTGTATTAGAAATTTTTACCAGTGGTGCTGAGTTTTTTCTTAGACCACAAACAGGTAAAAATATAACACCAACAGATTCAATGATTGTTAGACAAACATCCTTTGGTGTACAACAAGCTGGTATGCCAAAACCATTTGATGGTGGTACTTTGTACATACAAAAGAATGGTAAGAACATAAGAGATTATGTTTTTGCATCTACTACAGAATTATTTGATAGTAACAATACTAGTCTGGAGTCATCACATTTAATTGTTAATCCTACTGATACAGCAACTGCTACATCATTGCCAGGCAGGACTGAACAATTTTATTTTTTAGTATGTGGTGATGGAACTATGTGTGTATACAGTAGTCAAAAAGAACAAAAGATATTTGGTTGGACACAATGGAATACTGATGGCAACTACAAATCTATTGCATCTTTGTCATCTACTATTTTTTCATTAGTAGAAAGAACTATTAATAGTAGTACTGCATATTACTTAGAGCAATTTGCAACCACACAATTTGATATACCTACTGATATGTCGTTTACTAAAACTATATCAAGCAGTTATCAACCACATGGTACAGTCAAAAACAAAGGTGCTGTTTCTAGTGGAGTTAGTCAGTTTATTATTGATGGTGCAACAGCTAGCCCAAGTCAAGGCGATACATTTCAATTTGCTGGTACTGGTACAACTCATACTATTACAAGTGTTACAGCTACAGGAACTACTAACGAATATGTAATATCAGTCAGTCCAGTTACAGCATCAATTAATGATAATACTGTATTAGTATTTTTAACCAGTCGTGTATTTACTGGTATAACGCAAATAGGTAAAACAGTACATGCAACCTCAGGTTCGACCGAAGCAGGAGACTTTTTTTACTATGGTAGTGCTGTAGTAACATCAGCAGGTACAGCTACTTTTCCATCACCAGCAGCAGCTTGTGATATAGGTATGGACTATGACATTACGGTAGAAACTTTGCCACAAGATGTAAGACTAAGCGATGGTGTATTGACAGGTAAACCACGTAAGATAGGTAAAGCTATATTAGAATTATCAACTACATACAATGTTACGATTAATTCTAATCAAGTTTTAATTGGTAGTAATCCTAATGATGATACAACTGGATTGCAATCTTTGACAGGAAAAAAATCAGTACATGTACTTGGATATGAAGTAGATCCTACATTGACAGTATCGCAAACAGCGCCACTACCTATGAGGGTATTAGGTATAACATCGGAGGTTTATTTTTAATGTGTGATGCAGTAACAATAGCAATAGTAAGTGGCGCAGCCACAATGTTTCAAGCTAAACAGGCACAAAAGTCTGCGGATGCCATAGCACAAGCATCTTTTGATGCAGATATGCAACAAATTAAAGACAACAGAAGAGACGTTGCATTAGAGGCGGCACAAAAAGGAAACTCATTGGCTCAAATTTTTCAAGAAAAACAAGCATCTAATAGAGCCTTGTTACAAGGTAGTGGTATTGCTAGTAGCATGTCATTAAATGCAGCTTACCAGGATGCATTGAGAATACAAAAACAAGATTTAAATGCAATTGCATTAGATGAAGGTAGAAAATATTCTGAGTTAGCTTATAAAGGACAAGACTCAAGATTGCAATTAGCAGCTAAAAAAGCGGCAAACAAATCAGCAAGAGATTCTGCATACATTAAAGGAGCAACAGGTATTGCTAAAGCATATGAAGGTTATAAACCTGAATCATCTGGATTGTCTATAGAAGGTGGCAAAGGAGCAATAATGGGTGGAACAAAAGGTAAATATCAGCCATTAGGTGCATCATCTAAAGCTAAATATCAAGGAGGCTTTACAAGATAATGGCATATCAAAGATCAAAAAGAACTCAATTTAATCCTGCTGACATAAGAGTCAATAGAGGACAGAGCCTGTCGCAGTTTGGATCTACTTATGCACAAGCAGCATTTAAACAAGTAGATGAAGTACAAAATTTACTTGATAAAAAACTAGATGATTACATTGCAGCACAAAAATTAGAAGGAACTGAGTTAGCAGAAGGCACACAAATTATTAAAGAAACTCAAGAGTTTGTAAATGAAGATGGCACAGTAATGACATATGATGTGCCTGTATCTTATGACCGACCAGAAAAGTTAATTAAAACCAAATGGGCTGCTAATACATATGATGAACAAATACAAAAAACATATACAGATTCGTTAATAGGTTCATTAAATGAAATAGTTTTAAACGAGAAACAACAACAAAAGATGACGGTTGATTACGATCAAACTGTACCTGAAAGCAAGTTGTTATTTGAAACTAATGTAAGTGAAGGTGTTAATGCATTAAGAGGTACAGTACCAGAAAGATATAGAAATTATTTTGATGAAAAAACAAAACAATTTGTTAATGCTGCAACAACTGAACTAACTAACAGACAGGTTGTTAAAAGAGAAAAATATTTTTCTGCATTAGGAAAAAATAACAGAGACGAAGCAGATAGCTATCATGTTGCTAATTTATTAAATACTAATTACAAAGAAAAAGATAATGCATTAGAAGAACAATATGATGAACAAGCACAAGCTTTAGCAAATGGTGATGCTAATGCAAAAATATGGATAGACGAAACATATCCTGCAATGTTAGAAATGAATGAGATGGCTAAGTTTATTGCACCTTATTTTCAAGTTGATTACAACGATCCAAACTCAATACTAAAAACCATACACAATTTAAATACTTTAGAGCAAATATTTAATAATGAGTCTAACCCTAATTTAATGATTAAGGGAGAGAATGGAGAAGAACTTACAATCAAATCTTTAAGAGATGCAGGTTATAATGTAGACAATATTGTTAATAGAAAAAAGTTTCAATCAACATTTTCAAGAGCCAAAGAATTATTGAAAGAAAGATTAGATAAACGTAATGATGAGACAAGTGCTTTAGATCATAAATATCGTACGGATAATTTACCTTTAAAAATGAGAGCATATCAAACTGATAAAGGTAAAAAAGAATTTGCAGATATGTTATTAATAAAAGGCTCAAAATTAAACGATGAAATTATACCAGAATTTATAGCTTATTTAGCTTTAGAAAATAAAAGAAAAGGATTAGGGCCATACAATACAAAATTTAGTTCTGATAATATGTTTGAACCAGGTAACGAAGTAATGGTGCAACAATACTTTACCTATGTAGCAGGAAAATATCAGGTCTTACCAACTCTTTTAAATAATGAATTAAAAGATAACGCAAGTTCTTTAGTAGCTTTAGTTGATAAAGGTGAAATAGGCGCTGATACAAGACAATTAATTGAAAAAGTAATTAATTTGCCATCATTTAAAATGGTGCGTGGCATCATTATGAATGATAAGTCTGGTGATGCTAGATTTATTTCTGTATTAGACAATGTGCCAAATATTACTGATGATGAAATTAGATTGATGAATAAAATATTTCGCATGTATGCTCAAGATCCAAATCCAAATGATGCATCTAATCGTATAGTTAATGTTTTAAGACAAGAAAAAGAAAACGAAAAAAACTTTATTAAGAGATCAGGATTTGAAGATGCTGCTGAAATAAATGAAACAATAGAAGCAACTTTACTAAGCAGTTTAAGTTCAGACCTTTTTGATCCAGACAATATTATTGATCAAAGATATATGCAGGTAGCAAAACAAGCAATCTATGAGGAGTTAATGTTAACCAATGAATCATTTCAAAGAGGTAGGTTAGGAGATATTATTCCTGAAACTGTTGCAACTGTTACTAAAAGATTAAACAAGTCAGGTATGTATGGCGAATCAACATTTACTACAGGTAGAGGATATACATCTGATGATGATGAGAATGATGAAAACAATCGTGCTTTTGGCATGTGGTCATTAAACAATCAATTTATAAAAGAAGAAGATGTTCCATCTGGTTTTACTAAAACAGAACCTGCTGAATATACAGAAGAACATATACAATATGTTTTAGAGACAAAACGAATAGAAGCAGAAGGTGGTAGGAGAGGCAGGACCAAAGCATGGAAAACTGTTAACAATGAAATTATAGCAGCAATAGATGATCCAAAAGCAAAAGTAGAAAACAAACAATTTGATTTTTCAAACAAATTAGAACTAGGTAGAAATGTTTTTCTTATACCTACTAGTATGAATCAATTTGATTCTAGTAAAGTTATATATCAAGCGGTGTTTTATTCATCACCTGGCGCACAACCATATTATATGAAAAATTCTAAAGGCAATGTTATTACTTATAGTAGAAAAAGAGTAATGGAAATAGCACAAGACAATGAAACAATAAAAACTAAGATAGAAGATTTAGTTATTAAGAAAAGTTTATCAAGAAAAATAAAAGATGCAGTTAGTTTAACTGGAGAAATATTAAGTTCTAATTTTAAAGATATAAAAGAAACAGAAAGAGCAAAACGTGCAGAAGAAAAAAAACTTTTTGAAGAATTAAAAAAGCAAGATGAGGAAAATCTATAATGGCAGAAGGCAATAAATTATGGTATGAGCAGTCTATGTTTGACATACAGCCTGACTATCATCATGGTAGAGAAAGCTACGACAAAGATGCTACGTATTTTGATCAAATTTCTGCTGCTTGGCAATTAGAACCTATTGGACAATTTTATCTTGATCAAGATGATTTTATGGATGCTCCTTATAATCCACCAGAAAATATTGAAAACAGAATAGAAGAAGAAGGATTAAGAGAATACGCTGATGCTTTTTATGATGTTAGAAATGAAGAACATTTTGTTTATCTTAAAGAAAAAATAGCATACAACAATCATCAAAGAAAAATTAGAGATGATGGCGGTATAATGCCAGAAATTATTGGAGCACTTGGAGATCCTTTAACATATGTACCAATACCATTTGTTAAGGGAATTTCTTTTTTGCCTAGATTTGCAAAAGGAGCTGGTTTGTCTATGGGTGTTACAGCAGCAGCAGAACCTATACGACATGGTTATGATCCAACAGCTACTATATTTGAATCAGTTATGTATGTAGGTGGAGCAGGTTTATTAGGTGGCTCAATGATTGCAGCTTTTGGTAAGAGAGGCATCAAAGGTGTTGATGATTTTAATTCTACTGGTGGAAAAAGCGAAAGCGATAAAGCAGACGATTTATTAATGGCTTTTCACGACACAGAAACAAATGACATGCCTTCTTCAATTTATGATCCTAAATCCGATGTTACTTATAATGTAGGTGATGACGGTAAATACAAATTAATTGTAGAAAAAGCAAAAACATCAGTAGATGAAATAGATAATTCTACTAATGCTCAATACATCATAATTAAAAAGAAAGGTGAAATGCATAATGGTGTTGTTTTAGAAAAAGATACAGTCATAATTGATGAGTTTTCTCTAAGACAAAAATTTATTGATGGCTCATATGTAAATCCAAAAACACAAGGAGGAGCAAAACTTACAGTTAAGTTTAATTCATATGAAGATTGGTTAAGATTTAACATTAAGAAACAAAAAATGATTGATGACGGCAATGCACCTACAGGTAAAGATGCTGCTGAAACTGAAAATTTAATTAATCAAGAAATAATAGATGATTTAAATGCTGAACAAATAGGTAGAGAAACAGCAGGTATGGGTGGGCCAGAAGATAGAAGTTGGTTTGCAGAAAATGTAGACAGATGGCTAACTACTACTGGATCATTAATGAACAATAAAATTAAAAATCCTACAGTTAGAAATGCTATTGCTGATTTAACACAAATGATGGTAGGCGATGGTGCATTAGTAAGTAGAGCAACCAAAGCTGGAAGAACGGTAGGACAATCTGCATTAATAAAAGCAACAGCTAATCATTTTAAAACTGTAGGTGGTTTTAATAAAAGATTAAACGAAGCATTTCAAGCATATAGAAAAAATTTAACTATAACTAACGAACCTATAGTTGGTTACAATCCTGGTGCAATAGGTATTAAAGCAGGAGACTTGGTAGATTCTGCAATAAGAAAAGTAGGTGGTAGAAAAGGCATACCAGAAGAAGTTAAGTTTAGTGAATTTAATGAAATGATTACTAAGGCATTAAGAGATGATGAGTACTTACAACAAGCTCATCCTGAAATACAAAAATTAGCTAAAGAAGTAAGAGGTGTATACGATTTAATTGGTAAAGAAGCAGAAGAACTAGGCATGTTTCAATCGCAAAAATCTGTAGAAAAATTGAGATTAAAGTATGTAGAAAGAGTAGCTATAGCTAAGAAAGCATTAGCTGAAGCAAAGTCTCCTGAACATAAAAAATTAATAAAAACAAGACTAGACTATGCAAAGAAAAAAGTAGGCAACTTAGAAAAATTATTAGCAGATATTGATGATGGATTAGAAGATGTTTTTAATCCATTGGTTAATAACTATGTAAACAGAGTCTATGATATTGATGCTATTTTGTACGATGTTGCTAATGATGGATTTAAAGCAGCGCCAGGTGTAAAACCTATTGATTTACCAAAAGTAGTAGATGGCAAAACTGTTGGTATGGTAATTGGAATACCAAAAAAAGGTAAAAATGCTACAGGTTTTGAAGCATATGGAACAATAAAAGAAATAGATAGCAAAGGTACTATTAAAGTTGACATAGATGGCAAAGAAATTACGTTAACAAAAAAAGCCTACAAGTTAATGGATGATCCAATATCATCTGTTAAGGCTAAAGACTTAGCATTTTTATCTGTGCCACAACAAGGAACATTTAGAAGATTATTATACGATCATTTTAAAAGTGATCCTCGTAGATATGTTACAAAAAAAGATGGTAAGACTACAGTAATTACTAGCTCAACAGATGTATATAATCTTAATATGCGAGTAGATGCATCTATAAAAAAAATAACAAGAGACAGTAACAACTTAGATATGGATGGAGACTTAGATACTTCATATGAAAATAGTGCTTTCCTAAATAAAGAAAGTGCATTTCAATCAAGAAAATTAAACATCTCTGACAAACTTTTAGAGCCGTATTTAATTAATGATATAAATTATTTAATGCGAATGTATTCAGAGCGTATGCATAAACGTATTGAAATGACTAGAAAATTTGGTGAAGCAAATGCAGAAACTAAACTTTGGGATGCTGAAATAGATTTGTTAAGAAATACATCTGTTGATGAACTTGATGAAGTTAAAAGAATTATTACAGATTTAGGCGACAACAGAGATAAAGTTTATAACATATTTAATACAGGTGATCCATCTAGCTTTATGAAAGCAAGACTACCAGCAGCATTAAGAAACTGGGCTAGTACAGCAATGATGGGTAAAGTATTGTTTGCATCTATTGTAGATTTTGCACGTATACCTATGGTACATGGCTTTGCTAATACCTTTAGATACTTAAATAGTAAACAACCTTTTGCAGCAGACAAAGCTGAGTTTAATGACCAGATATCACAAAATGCATGGTTAGGTGATGTGTATGATGTTGAAATGAATCAAGCTAATTTAAGACATATTGGTGGTAATGAAAATAAAATAGGTAGAGGTGATTCAGCATTTGGCAGATATTTTGATAAAACAGTTGGCAATCCTTTAGAAGCGGTACAGTCTCCATTTTATCACATAAATTTATTATCAGCCTGGACACACAAAATGAAATCTATGACACAACATATATCTACGCATAGATTTTTAGAAGATAGTCAAAAAGTATTAGATGGCACAGCAACAGAAAAAGATATATTAAGATTAAACAGTTATGGTATTAGTAAACAAAATGCTAGAGCCATAGCTAAATTACCCACATACAAAACAACTAATGGTATGTTGTACACCAAACAAGATGAATGGTTAGCAACAAAAAATGGTGAAGCATTAGGTGATCTAATGAGGTTTGCTTCTTTCCAAGATGTGCAAAATACTATTATTACACCAGGATTAGCTGATAAACCTAACATGATGCATGGTGTTATTCGTGTACGTAATGAATCATTAGCTAATGCATTTGATAATGATGTAATGAGATTCTTAGGTGGATTTGAAAAGACAGAGTTTGGTGGCAAGTTTAACAATGGCTTCCTAGCTTTACCTTTTCAATTCTATGCTTGGTCATTTGCCGCAAACAGAAAACTTATGTTGTCTGGACTATCAGGTAGAGAAATGAATATTGCAGGTGGTGCTATAGCTATGATAGGGTTTGCAGCAATGGGAGATTATTTAAAAAATCCACAATACTATCAACATAAAACACCACAAGAAAAAATGTATAGAGCAATAGAAATGTCAGGTGTATTAGGTTTAATAGCTGATGCTAACTTTGCACTAGAAGTAGTATCAGAAGGTATGTTTGAAACACCATTAGGTGTTAGACCAAGCATTGGAACACCAGGAAGATTTGGTGAAGCTAATGTAGCTGATGCTACAGGTGAATTTATAGGAGCAGGACCAGGAATGATAGCAGATTTAATACATTCTTTTGGTACAGATCAAGGATTTGATGAAAGAGCGCAAACAATTAGACGTTTAATACCATTTAATAATCTGATATGGTTTAATAGTCTTTTCAAAAAAATATATAATACAGGTGTGGAGACAATAAGATGACAATAGCAACAGCTAAAAATACGCCAAGAAATACGTACACCGCTACAGGTGGTCAAACCGTATTTACGATTGGCTTTGAATTTTTTGCCACAGGAGACATTAAAGTATTTCGTAATGGCACAGCATTAACCTTTAATGCAGCGCCTAGTAGTGTTGCTCAGTTTAGTATACAAGGTACAACCAATGCTAGTGATAGTGCATATGAGTTTGGAGCTGGAGGGACAGTAACTTTAGGTGCTGGTGCTACAGCAGATGACAGCATAGTAATTGTACGAGACATAGTAGTAGAAAGAACCACAGATTTTACACCAGCCGCATCTTTTGATGTAACTGCATTGAATACACAGCTTGACGTATTGATGGCTATGATGGCAGAAAGAGAAGAGAGTTCATCAAGATCCATACGTCTACCGTTAGCAGAAACCACTACAGGTTTTGATA